ACCGGGCGGCGGGCCTAACTTTTTACTCGCGGCTCGCGCGTGCACGACCCGGGTGTCTTTAGAAAGGGGTGATTTTGTGCCGAGAAGGAGCAAGAAGGAGCGACTTGAACGTATTTCTACCGAAGAGCAGCGACTTCGAGAAATTTTGGCGGGGATGCCGGATGATATGCTGCGATTGGTCGAGGGACTAATCCAGCGAGCGGCATTTCTCCGGGTGGAGCTTGAGGATTTGGAGGAAGACATCAACAAAAACGGCTCCACCGAGATTTATCAGGCCAGCGAGCACTCGCCGCCGATGACACGCATCAGAGCCGCGGCACAGCATTATGACAAGATGGCCAGGCAGTACCTGGCTACGTGCAAGCAACTGGCCGAACTGGCCAGCTCGACGGGTGCGGTCAAAGGGGAGAGCAAAGTTGGCGAAAGCGAAAACCCGTTCGAGAAACTCGTCCAAAGCCGCATCCAACGGGTCAAATAAGCTGCCGACCTACATCCAGGACTGGCATGATTACGTCGACCACCATCCGGAGCGCTTTGGCGAGGACATCCGCAAGCTGAAGCGGATGATCGAGGAGTTACTGGCCCGCGATGACATTTTCTATGACCCGACGGATGTCGACGCATTCATTGAGTTCTGCGGCATGCTGCGGCATCGTGAGGGGCGTTGGGCCGGGAAGCCGTTGGAGTTGTCCAGGGAGCAGAAATACGCTGTTGCTTGTGTGCTGGGGATTAAATGGCACGACCCGGAGTTGGATATGGACGTTCGGTATTTCCGGGAGATGGTTTTGTTCGTCGCACGGAAGTGGGGGAAGTCGACGTTCATCAGTGCGTTGGCTGCATACATGCTTATGCTCGATGGTGAGCCAGCGGCTCAAATTTGGTGTCTTGCCACCCAGAAAACACAGGCTGCTATCGTGTACGAGAATACAAAGGCACTTCTCAAGTCCAGCCCGTACTTGACGCCTCCGGATGATCCACACCGGTACTGGCGAACGAAGCGCGACCGGGACAACGCCGAGATGCTGCTGTTTCCGGCAACTAACTCGTTTATGAAGCCAGGCGGTAAGAACAGTCAAAACCAGGACGGTCTGAATCCGCATTGCTATGTAATCGACGAATGTCACGCGATCACGGACCGGAACACCTATGATGTGTTCACGTCAGCTACCGGTGCCCGGACGCAGCCGCTTGGTATTATCATCTCGACGTTCGGTTTTGTGCGGGAAGGCATTTTTGACGCCATCCTGGAGCGGTGTGAAAAACGGCTCAATGGGGAGAGTGACGAGCGGCTCTTCCCGATGATTTTCAGGATTGACAAGGATGACGACCCTACGGATGAAAGGTGTTGGATTAAAGCGAATCCGGGCCTTCCGGAGGGTCGACCGACGCTTAGGTATCTGCGAGAAGAGTTCCAGAAGACCGTTACCGACCCGTCGATGCTGCCTTCGTTCCTTGCTAAGCACTTGAACCGAGCGTCCAGCACGGCCGTGGCATATTTTGATCTCCATGTCATAGACCAGTGCGCCGCGGACATGTCGTTGGACATGTTGCGTGACAAGTACGCGGTTGGCGGCGTGGACTTGTCGGAAACGACAGACCTTACCTGCGCCACGGCGCTGGTACCATTCGATGGCAAGCTCCACGTGTTTCAGCGGTACTTCATCGCTCGGAACCGTTTGGAGCAAAACAGTAAGCGTGACCAGATGGCCTATGAGACATTTACCAGGACCGGTGCCACGGATCCGTTGAACGACAGGTTGCTTTACATCTGCGAGGGCAGCTTGGTCAGTCGCAAGGACGTGGCGGCATGGTTCGAGATGCTGGCTCGGGAGTATGGCGTTGTCTTCTGGAAGATAGGCGCCGACCGGTGGCACTTTGGAGATTTTGCCGAGGAGATGGAGATGCGGGGTTTCCCGCGGGAGGACAAGGACGGCCGTGGCGTTGTGTTCGAGGTGGCGCAAGGTGCTCAGACGCTGTCGACGCCGATGAAAGAAACCCGGGCCCTCTTCAAAGACAAGTTGGTTGTTTTCAGCCGTCACAACGGCCTGTTCCGTTGGTGCGTGACGAACACGGCGGCCCGGGTGGACGCGAACAACAACGTGGCGCCGGACAAGAAATCCAGCAAGGCGCGGATAGACGGTTACACGTCGTTTTTGAACGCCTATGTCGCATATCTGAAATGCAAAGACGATTTCGCAACCTATCAGCCATGAGCAGCCCGCTGAGGGCTGTTTCTTGTTACCCGAGGTGGTGAGTATGTGAGCTGGTTTAATCGCATTTTCAACCGACAGCGCACCGAGACGGTTATGCGCGTCAAGCTCATCACGGAGCACGGGAGCTGGTATCGAACTTGGGACGGGTCGCTGTACAAGAGCGATATCGTTCGGGCGGCGATTCGGCCGAAGGCAAAAGCGATTGGCGCGCTGTCCGCCATGCACATCCGGGAGACGGCAGAAGGGATGCAAATCAATCCGGAGCCGTATCTGCGGCTTTTACTTGAGGAGCCGAATCCATACTGCGGCGGCCAGATGTTCCGAGAACGTCTGGCAACACTGTTGCAGCTGAACAATAACGCGTTCGTGCAGATCGTCCGCGACGAGTACGGCCTGCCGGCGCAACTCTACATCATCCCGGCGGCGACGGCAGAGGCGATGCTTAAGCCGGACGGGCGGCTCTGGATGAGGTTCCAACTGACGGATGGCAAGCTGCTGGAGTTGCCGTACTCGGACGTGATTCATCTGCGCGACGAGTACGCTGAAAATGACATTTTCGGATCTCCGAAGGCCGAGGCGCTTAAACAGTTGCTTGAAATCGTCAATGCCTCGGACCAGAGCATCGTGCAGGCCGTGAAACGCTCGGCATTCATCCGGTGGATGCTGAAATTCAAGCAGCCATTGAAACCGGATGATATGCGACGTAACGTCCAAGAATTCTCGGACCAGTACTTGAGCTTGGAGAACGAAACGGGCATCATGCCGCAGGATGGACGGTTCGAGATCGAGCCGCTGAGGGATACGGGGCAGCAGTTCGTACCATCTTCGCCGCTGCAGAAACAGGCCGTGGATCGGATTTATTCGTTTTTCCGCGTTAACGAGGCCATTGTCAAGGCCGACTACGACGAAGATGAATGGTTGGCCTATTTTGAGGCCGAAGTTGCTCCGCTGGCTCAGCAGATGTCGGAGGAGTTCACGCGCAAGCTGTTTTCCCGGCGGGAGCGCGGCTTTGGAAATCGCATCGTCTTCGATGCGACCAGCCTGACGTTTGCAAGCATGCAGACGAAACTCGGGCTCGTGCAGATGGTTGACCGCGGAGCACTCACGCCAAACGAGTGGCGGCGCATTCTCAACCTGCCGCCGCTTCCGGGTGGCGATCAACCTATCCGGCGGCTTGATACCGATGTGGTCGATGATGATGATAGCAATGTTGCATCTCAAGGAGGTGAGGAATAACGGTGCGATTTTGGCGGTTTTTGGGTAAGTCGGATAACGAAGTCGAGCTGCGAATCGACGGCGAGATCGTCGATGACGAAGACGCCTGGCTGTATGAGTGGTTTGGCTACCAACATACAGCTCCGAACGTATTCCGCCAAGAGTTGGAAAAGTATAAGGACAAAAACTTGACCGTTTGGATCGACAGTATTGGCGGGGTCGTATGGGCAGCTGCCGGTATCTACAACGCTCTGAAAGAACACCAGGGGCGGGTCACGGTTAAGATCGACGGCAAGGCGCTATCTGCGGCGTCCATTATTGCAATGGCGGGAGACGAGGTGCTCATGTCGCCGGCGGCCGTGATGATGATCCACAATCCCTGGGTTCATGCAGTCGGCGACGCGGCAGAGCTCCGACATATGGCCGGCGTTCTCGACGAGATCAAGGAGGCGATCATTAACGCCTACGAGCTCAAGACCGGTCTCCCGCGTGATGAAATCTCACGTCTCATGGACGAAGAGACTTGGATGAGCGCCCAGAAGGCTGTCGANCTCGGATTCGCCGACGGCATCCTTTATGCCGATGGCGGCGTGGAAACGGCGGCAGCCAGGGCGGCGCCGGTATATTCGTTTAGCCGACTGGCAGTCTTGAACAAAGCCGACGCAGCGATGCGCCGGCTTTTTGATTTGGCCAAAAGGCAGCAGGCTGCAAACGACAATCTCAAACTCCAGTTGGAGCTCATTAAACTGAAGGAGGTCCGAGAAAACGATGGAGAAGCTGATGAATCGTAAGGAGTACATCGAAAAACGGAAAGTACTTGTGGCGGAGGCGGAAGGTTACGCCAACGAGGGCAACACGGAGAAATTCAATGCTATCAAGGCGCAGATCGAAGAACTGGATAATGCCTACCAGCAAGCGATCGTTGCTCGGGCCAACGCGCGGGCGCTGCAGGACCAGTTTGCGGACTTACGGGCCGGCATGGTGAACGGGATGGCAAATGATGACGCTCCGTCGCCGGGCGGCCAGAACCGTGTCATCGATCGGATGGATGGTCACCCGCAGCGCGTCATCACCCGTTGGGGGTTCGCAGCTTCGCCTGAACGCGGCCGCGAGCTGAAGGCCATGAACGCAGTGAAGCTCACGACCGAGGGTGTGCTGGTGCCGACCCGGTACGGCACGGACCTGATGCCGGCGTGGAACGAGGTATCCAGCATCGTCGATTTGGTGCGCATCTTCCCGCGGATTGGCGGCGAAGCGTTCGAGCGGTCGTATGTGCGCGGATATGGCGAAGGCCAAGAAGTTGCTGACGATGCCGACTACTACGAATCCGACACAGAATTCGGAGTTGTGCGGATCAGCAAGTCCAAAATCACGGTCTATACGGAAGAAGACGAAGGTGTGCTCAAGCTTCCGGACATTGACTACGATGCCGAAGTGGTCAATGGTGTACGAATTGCGTTGCGCAAGCGCATCGCGCGGCAAATTCTCGTCGGTCCTGGAACAGCGGATCGGATCACCGGCATTTTTGCCAGCAACTATTCCAGCTCGAATCCCAAGGCCGGCGCCATCGACCCGTCGACTGACCTGCAATTAGCGACCATCGACGAGGGCACGCTGGACGAGATTATTTTCAGCTACGGCGGCGAAGAAGACGTCGAAAGCGGCGCAGTGCTCATTTTGAACAAGGCTGACCTGAAGGCGTTCGCGAAGCTTCGCGACGGAAACGGCAACCGGATCCACACAATCAGCTATAACGGGAACACCGGGTTGATCGATGGTATCCCGTTCATCATCAATTCGGCGTGCGGCGTTCTGTCCGGTGGCTCCACGGAACCCGACACCTACTGCATGGCCTACGGCCACCTGTCGAACTACGGTCTGGCCATCTTCTCCGAGATCGATGTCCAGCGCAGCACCGACTATAAATTCCGCAGTGGCCAGGTGGCGCACCGCGGCTCGGTGTACGTCGGTGGTAACGTCATCAAGTGGAACGGCTTTGTCCGCGTGAAGAAGGCTGCCTCGTAAGGGCGTGATGCCTTATGATGTACCGAGTGAGGCGGTCCTTTGTGGACCCGTTCACGGGCCGCACCTACCTGCGCGGAAAGTCGTATTTGGTGTCCGATGTTCAGCACGCCGACTATCTTGAGCGGCACGGACTCATCGAAAAAGCCCCGGTGGAGCAATCTGCCGGGGCTAATGCGTCCGGTAAGCAGCCAAAACGGCGAAAGCGAGGCGGTAGCCGTGGCGCTGATTGACGATGTTAAGTTGGCGCTGCGTATCACCAGCAGCGCCTTTGACAATGAAATCACGGGTTTAATCGAGGCAGCCAAGGCAGACTTGCAGCTCTCCGGGGTGCATCAGGATAAGGTGAAGGACGAAGGTGACCCGCTCATCCGCCGGGCCATCACGGTTTACTGCAAGGCTCACTTTGGCTTCGATAACCCGGAAGCCGAGCGGTTCCAGCAGTCGTATGACATGCTCAAAGCACATTTGACGCTGTCGGCCGAGTATACGCAGGCACCGGCGGTGAGCGACGGTGCGACATGACCAAGTGATTTACCTGCTATCCGTTACCGTGACTGAGGACGAGATTGGCAACCAGGTTGAAACTGTGACGGAGCGGATGGTGTTTGCGAATGAGCTGGCCGTGACGAGCGAAGAATTTTACAACGCTGCGGCCACTGGGTTGCGGCCGGCAAAGCGGTTTGAAATCCACTCATTCGAATACCAAGGCGAGGACCGATTGAAACATGAAGGCGTTGTGTACCGTATCATCCGCACGGAAAAGCGTGGCGAAAAAATCAGGCTGACATGCGAAAGGGTGGCCGCCGATGGCTAACGTACCAATTGACCAATTGGCCGCTGAAATTACCAAGGCGGTTCGAGAGTACACCGAAGATGTAACCGAGGCAATCGAACAAAAGGTGGACGAGGTTGCCGATCAGGTCCTCGAGGAAGTGAAACGTACCGCTCCGAAGCGCACCGGCAAATATCGCCGGGGATTTGTGAAGACCAACCGAGATGAGCCTGGGCGGGTGCGGCGTTTCGTTTGGAATCGGCGCCGCTACATGTTGGTGCACTTGCTTGAATTCGGTCATGCCAAGCGCGGCGGTGGCCGGGTGGCTGCTCGGCCGCATCTCAGGCCCGCGTACGATAAGTATGTTCCCAGGCTCATAGAAGAAATCAGAAAAATCATCAAGAATGGCGGGTGATGCGTTTGACCCAAGCAGAGCTTTACCAGGCTTTGAAAAGTCTCGGGATACCGGTGGCGTATGGGTCGTTTTCGACACCTGTGACCCCGCCATTCATCACGTATCAATTTGCGTACAGTTCTGACCTGATAGCAGACAACCAGAATTACGTTGATATCAGCAACTTTCAGGTTGAACTGTACACCGCGAAGAAGGATCTGGCCGCTGAAAAGCTTGTCCAAGACAAGCTGAAGGAACTGGGGCTGCCGTATGCGAAGACGGAGGCGTGGATCGAAGAAGAAAAACTGTATCAAATCATTTACGAAGTCCAGTTGATAGGAGAGTGAGAAAATGTCCGTGAACAAAGTGACGTTCGGGCTTGAAAAGGTACACATTGCCTTTTTCGATGATCAAGCTACTCAACAACCGGCGTGGAAGACGCCGATTCCAATCCCGGGAGCGGTGCGGTTCACACCGACGGCGGTGGGTGAAAGCACCAACTTCTACGCGGACAACACACTTTACTTTTCGTACACGGCCAACAACGGCTACACGGCCGAACTGGAGATGGCGAACGTGCCGGATGCCGTGTTGGCTGAGATGCTCGGCTGGGAAATTGATGAGAATGGCGCCCTGATTGAAATTGCCGACGCTATTCCGAAGCATTTTGCCCTCATGGGACAGATCCAGGGCGACAAGCGTAACCGCCGGTTCGTGTTTTACGACTGCGTTGCCAGCCGGCCGGCGAAGGAGCGGCAAACAAAAGGCGAGAGNATCACACCGGCGACGGATGTGCTCAATTTGACGATCAGCCCGATCGAGATTGGCGGCCGCATGATCGTCCGGGGCGAGATGGAACTGAACGACTCGAACGCGGCTGTGTTCAACAGTTTTTTCAATGCCGTGTATGTGCCCGACTTAGGTGGTGATAGCTGATGAAAGAGATCGTGATTGGGGATGGCAAAGTTTTGAGGCTCAAGGGAAGTCCCTTGAGCTTGCTTTATTATCGGCAGGAATTTGGGAGTGATTTGCTTGGTGACTTGGTAGGAATGGTCACCGCTATCGCCGGAGCGCAGGCATTGCAGACTGGAGAAATTGATCCGTCCAAACTAAATTTGAACGCCCTGGATTCGGTAGCAATTTTGCGGCTTATTTGGACGTTGGCAAAGACGGCGGAAGGCCCGTCGAAGCAGTTTCCATCGTTTGAAACATGGCTTGCGCAAACAGAAGAACTAAACATTTTCAACGGCAGCCTGCTTCAAGCGATTTTTGAGGAGGTTCAAAGGGCTTTTTTTCGTGGAGGAACGTCAATGGCACCGAAGGTTCAAAAACGCTGAGGTTAGCCGCTGTGACCGCTCGGATGTGAATGTATTGGTGATGGCTAAACGGCTTGGAATGTCATTCAACGAACTCGATTTATTAACGATGCAGGATTTTGTGGACATGGCTTATTTGTACATGGGCGATGATCCGGATGCGCCGCGTGAGGCGACGCAGGAGGACATTGACGCCTTTTATCGGGGGTGATTGGCATGGCAGAGACGATACGTGGGATCAATGTTGTTATTGGGGCGGAGACAACTGGATTGTCAAAAGCACTGNTGGACGTCGACAAACAGGCTAAGTTAATACAGTCCGAATTAAAGCAGGTCGAACGCCTGCTTAAAATGGATCCGTCAAATACGGAGCTTTTGGCACAAAAACAACGCCTGCTTAGTGACGCCATTGCCACCACCCGGGAGCGTTTGGAACGTCTGCGCGCTGTACAGGAGCAGGTCAACGAACAATTCCGCCGCGGGGAAATAAGCGAAGGGCAATACCGGGCCTTCCAGCGGGAAATCGCTGCAACCGAACAAGAACTGGCCAAATTGGAAAAGCGCCTGCGGGACATGGAACCGACGGTGAAGTCGCTCGGGGAGAGGATGCAAGAAGCCGGTGACAGGTTAACCAAAGTTGGTGACAAGTTACAACAAACCGGTCGAAACATCGCCGAGCCGTTTGCCGCTGCCGGAGCTGCCATTGGCGCTGGTTTAGGCTTCGCTGTCAAGACGGCTGCTGACTTTGAAGCGCAAATGGACAGAGTTGGTGCCATTGCCGGAGCCACCGCCGAAGAAATGGAAGCATTGACGGCGACGGCGCTTGAACTCGGCGCGTCCACGTCCAAAAGCGCGTCAGAAGTCGCGCAGGGCATGGAATTGATGGCCGCGATGGGCTTTAGCGCTTTGCAAGTCATCGACGCCATGCCGGGTGTCATTGCGGCGGCGGAAGCATCTGGCGAAGATATGGCA